CCCCTAATAACTACCCCCACCTCCTCGCTTCGCTCGGAATCGTTTTTAGCGCGCGCGCGCGAGGATTGGCCGGTGGATGCGTTCGATCGATTTTGGGCGAGCTACCCGCACAGGGTCGGCAGGCGCGCCGCCTTGCGTGCCTTTGCTGCGGCGAAGCGATCCGGTGTCCCGTTCGCGCGACTGCTTGCCGCGCTCGAGCGCTACATCGCCGAGAAGCCGCCGGACCGCGCCTGGTGCAACCCCGCGACATGGCTGAACCAGGGACGCTGGGACGATGAACCAGCAGCCACCGGGCCGCCGGCGTCGCGCCAAGCGCAGCCGTCCTTCCACGACATCGCCGCAGAACTTCGGAGCAAAGCCAATGGATCAAATCAGCAATGCCCTGACCAGGGTGAGCGGCCGCTTGACGGAGAGATCGAGCTGCCCGGCCTGCGATCTCGTGCCTGACGCGGGGACGGAAACGCTGGTGCAGCGCTACACGGCGCTGATCGTCTGGCGGCCGGAAGGAGGCGGCGACGTCGAAGCCGCCGCGGTTCCTTCGCCGGCGGAGCGGGCGGCGCTGCAGCATCGCCTCGACGTGCTGCGCGGGGCGTTGGTGCCGGCAGGGCATGCCGCCGCTGCGGCGCGAGTCGGCGCCGCCGTCTCCGACATGCTCGGCGGCGGCTATGCCAGCCTGCAGAACGTCGATCGCAAGCAGCATGTCGCGGGCTACGTCGCGGCGCTGCAGGATCTTCCGGCCTGGGCCGTGGAGCGCGCCTGCAGCGCCGTGCGCAAGGGCCAAGTTGAAGGCCTTGATCCGGACTGGCCGCCGACGCATGCGCGGATGCATCAGATCGCGGAGCGGGAAACCGCGACGGTGCACGCCGAGCGCAAGCAGATCGAGGCCGTGCTGGCGCTGCGGCTGCCGCAGACGGCGGACGAGGCGCAGCGGGCGCGCATGGCGCTTGCGGCGCAGGCCTGGCTCGACCGCAGCGATCCCAAGGCGGCCGAGCTCGCCGCCCGCGCCGAAAGCGAGGACGCGGCACGGCGGGCCCGCGGGCTTGCGCGGCTAGAGGAAGCCAACCGCGTCACCTTTGCCCGGGAATGCGCGGCGGCGGGCTTGGACCCCGGGCGCGGGGTTTCGCCGGCGCTGATGGCGCGGATCGCGCAGCCGGCCGAGGACGTCGCAAGCTGATGGCCGCCTATTACAACGTGCTTCTGCTCGTCAAGGAAAACCAAGCCGCTGTCGCGCGCGTCTTGAAAACGGGGGGTGCGCGATGAGCGTCACGATTCTCATCGGCGATTGTCGCGAGCGGCTGCGCGAACTGGAAAGCGAGAGCGTGCATTGCATCTGCACCTCGCCGCCCTATTGGCGGCAGCGCGATTATGGCGTGTCCGGGCAACTCGGTCTGGAGGCGACGCCGGAAGCCTATATCGACGAGCTTGTCGGTATTTTCAGGGAAGCGCGTCGCGTGCTGCGCGCGGATGGCACCTGCTGGATCAACATCGGGGACAAGTGGGCCTCCGGGGGAAACGGCGGCGGCTACAAGGATAAGGATTTGGTCGGCGTGCCTTTCATGCTGGCCTTTGCCATGCGCGCCGACGGCTGGTTCTGGCGGCAATGCAACATCTGGGCAAAACCGAACGGCATGCCGGAATCGGTGCGCGACCGCAGCACCGTCAGCCACGAGTATGTTCTGCAATTCTCGAAGCGAAACGATTATTTCTATGACATCAACGCTGCGCGCACGCCGTTGGCGCCATCGACGGAAACGCGGCTGGCGCAAAACATCGAGGGGCAAGCCGGGTCGGCGCGCGCCAACGGCGGCGCAAAAACCAACGGGCCGATGAAGGCCGTAAGCCGAAAGCTAACCGGGTCGCCCCACGGACGGCATGCGATTGGCGATCAACCGCCGGAAGCCGAGCGCCGTGACAAGCAGCGTGGCCATTCGCGGCGGCATCAAGGCTTCAACGACCGATGGGACGCTATGGAGCGAGAGCAGCAAATGTCCGCCGGCTCCAATCTCCGGTCGGTGTGGTGGATCGCGCCGGCAAATTATCGGGAAGGTCACTACGCGGTGATGCCCGACGCGCTGGCCGAAATCTGCATCACATGCGGAACCCCGACAGGCGGGACGGTCCTCGACCCGTTCGGCGGCGCCGGCACGACCGGCCTCGTCGCTGACCGGCTGCAGCGCAACGCCATCTTGATCGAATTGAATCCTAGTTATGCCGCCATGGCCGAGCGCCGCATCCGTTCGGAAGCCGGACTGCTCGCTGTGGTCGACCTGGAAGACATGCCGCAGGCGGAGCGCGCGCCATCTGACGATAGGAGGGCCGCGCGATGACGGCCGTGCGCATGGAAACGCTGGCGGAATTCATCGCCGCGGCGCAGGCCGCGATGAGCGGCCCGACATGAGCGAGCAGAACACCGTCGCGGTGGTGCTGCGGGGGCGCTGAGAGGACGCAGCAGCAAGTGAGGGTTACGGCCGTCTACCGCGCGATCATGCTGGAATGCGAACGCCAGCGGATCGCGCGCGGGCTCTCCATGTGGAAGGTGGACGAGCTCGCCGGCACCCAGGACGGCTATTACGCCAAGGCCTTGCACGCCGACGCCCCGAGCGGCCGCCAGGCCCAGTGGAAGACGCTGCAGTGGATCGTCGACGCGCTCTTCCCAAGGGGCTTCAAGGTGGTCGTCATGGACGCGCCCATGAGTGAAGTCATGGACGCGCCCATGATGAAGGCGAAGCTGCGCCACATAGGGGCGCAGAAAGACCCGAAAACACGGCGCGAACTGATGGCCGACCTCGGCCGCAAAGGGCGCGCCGCGCAAATGGGGAAGCTCACCCCGCAGCAAAGAAGCCGGATTGCGTCGAAAGCACAACGCAACCGGTGGCGCAGGATTCGCGAGGCGCAACGGAAAGCCCGGGCAGCGGCAGCAGCGCCGGAATGATCGACGGGCTAAATACGCCAGGTCACTCGCCGCGAGCCGCATGCCGAGCATTTGAACCGCAATCGCGGCGATGCCTGCACACGCACGCTCGCCCCATGGCGGCAATCACGGCAATGCAGCCAAGCCGCGGTCATGCCATCGTCGTCGGCCGCAGCAAGCGTCTGATCTTTCGCAAACTGGCTGGCAAATCGCTCTATCAGCTTGACCGCGACCTCCTGTCTGATCCGAAACCACTCGCCGCGAAAGTGCCATCGGCGCAGCTGGCGATGGAGCCTCTTTTCGAGCGCGCGGGCGTGGCCCGCCGTGATCGGTATCTGATGTGCTACGTGCAGCACATCCGGGCAGCCGGTTTGCAGGCCGGCAAGGCGTTTACGCAGGTCGCTCGCCACGCCGATCTTGAAGAGATCGCGGCCCGCGCCAACGAGATAAACGGTCGCTGTCGAATGTCGCTGATCCATCGGGCTCGGCAATGGTAACTCATTGAAGCAGCGGTGGAAAGAACAATGCCGGATTCGGCGCTCCGCCACAATCCCGTCAAGCCCAGAAACCCCGATGAATGCTGAGTAACTTGCGCCGTGCGTTGCTCGCGCTCACGAAAACGCCAGCCATATGCTTATCTGCGACTGAGCGCGCCAGCGCGCGAAGGATGCGCTCACCACCCGACCCGACGTCAGCAACAGCCCACGTGCGTTGCAGCCATCGCAGCCGCAGCCGCACCGTGCCCGCAATGCCCGATATCGTCCCGGCCGAGCCGAATAAGGTCCCCGCAGCGCCAAAACGCCGCCGGCCACCACGCATCCCGAAACGCGTCCGTCACGCGCTCAGCCTCATCGCCTCCGGTGAGTGCGCGACCGTGAAAGCCGCCGCAGAACGCGTCGGCCTGAGCCGCGAGCACCTCAGCCGGATGCTCGGACGCGATCACGTACAGGCGTTTCTCACGCAGAAAGCGCGCAAAACTATCGCCGAGGGCGTACTGCGCGCCTCCGCTCGCGTGCTGGAGCTGCTCGATGCCGGCTCGGAGCACGTTTCGCTCGACGCAGCCCGGCATGTGCTGGCGATCGAGGGCATCAAGCCGGTCGAAGGACCGCAAGTTGCTGTGAATGTTGCGATTTCGCCCGGTTACGTGATCGACCTGCGCGATCCGCGCGAGGCGGTGATCGAGGGCGCACCAGATCAGCAGTCTGGCGGCGACGATGCGTAAGCCATTGAGAACACTCGCGCCTGTTGGTAACGGCGCAATCCAACAGGAACCGCGCGGCCTGGTGCGGCGCAGGGCGAGCGATGGGCGCGGGGGGGCTTCGACTGCCAGCCGGCAAGGGGAGGGCGGGGGGCAAAAACGGCGGTCGGCCAGCGCGCGCCCCTTCCGCGCACGATTTCCGACCAAAACCACGGCCTGAGTGCCGGAAATTTTTGCGTGAAACGACGAGGAGAAAACGACGATGTCGGTGCCGGAATTCAAGCTGCCCGATGACGGCTCGCTGGATGGCGTGTCGCTGGGCAATCCCGAGGTGATCAGGCTGTTGGAGGGGCTTCTTACCGAGGCCAAGGCGGGGCGCGTCGCTGCGATTGGGGTGGTGCGCGTCGGCGGCCCGGCGAAGGTTTCGGCGAGCGCGGCCGGCGGCTTCCTGATGGAGGTCTATACCGGCTGCGGCATGCTGCAGGACCTGATCATCAAGACGATGACGGGGTCGAAGTCGCCGATCCTGAGGATGTGAGGGCGCGTCATGGCGAAGCGAAAGCGGAAGCCCGCGGCGCAGAACGTGGTGTCGATAAACGGCGGCCCGATACTGGCGCCATACGAGCCGCGGCCCGACGTCGTCAAGGCGCTGGAAGAGGCGCTGGAAAAGGCGCGCTCCGGTGAAATCATCGGAGTGGCCGCGGCTTTCGTTCATGGCGACGACTGCACGTCGATGGCGATGTGCGGAAGAGTGACCCGCGCCATGATGGGCGCGCTCCACATCCTGCTCAGCGATTTGGCGGTAGATCGTCGATAGGCGCGTGCGTTGGGCCGGCGCGGCGTAAGCCGCAATCTTGCGCCATGGCGAGCGCGAAGATCATCATCCTGCCCGTCGTGCGGATCGAGCGCGCCCCGGCGCAGATCGCGGAAGGTTGCGACCGCCGCAACGTGATCGACATCAACGCGTTCCGCTACGTGCGCGACCGCAGGCTGCAGGAGCGGCGGGCCGCTTCCTCGCTGATCGGCGACGCGGCGGCGCCATGACCGAGCAGCGGCGCTTCTCGCCGGACGGCGCGACGCTGCGCGCCTTCATGGCCGATCGCGACAGTCGCGTGAAAATCATCCAGGGCCCCGTCGGCTCGGGCACCTCGTCGACCTGCTGCATGCACATCTACCAGCAGGCGATGGCGCAGCCGAAGCAGCGGGACGGGCGTCAAAAATTCCGCTCACACGTGTTCCGCGAAACCTATCCGAAGCTCGAGGAGACGACGGTCCGCACCTGGCTCGACTGGTTTCCGGAGAGCGAGTTCGGCCGGTTCTACTGGTCGAAGCCGTTCCGCCACGAGATCCGCGTCGGCAGCCTGGAGATCGACGTCACCTTCATGGCGATGGAGGACCTGCACGACGCGGTGAGCTATGCGAAGTCGCTGGAGACCTCGCTGATCTGGTTCAACGAGGGCCAGTTCGCGCAGTTCTCGGTGATCACCGCCTTCGTCGATCGCGTGTCGCCGCCGCGCTTCCCCGCGGTGAAGGACGGCGGCTGCGCCTGGGGCGGCCTCATCCTCGACACGAACGCGCCGCCGGCGGACCATTGGATTCCGATCATGCGAGGCGACGTGCCGCCGCCGGACTGGATGAGCGAGGAGCAGCGCCGCGCGCTGGTGAAGCCGCCGAACTGGCGCTTCTTCACGCAACCCGCAGGCCTGATCGAAACCTTCGACGAGAAGGGCAACCTTGCGGGCTACCGGCCCAATCCTGATGCCGAAAACCTCATGTACCTGCCGCCGAATTTCTACATGGAGAAGATCGGCGGCCAGACCAAGAGCTGGATCGACGCGAACATCATGAACCGATCGGCGGTGGTCGTCGACGGCCGGCCGGTCTATCCGCTGTTCCGGCGCGAGGCGCATGTAGCAAAGGCCCCGCTCGAGCCGATCGCCGGCGTGCCGGTGCAGGTCGGACTGGATTTCGGGCGGCAGCCGGCGGCGCTGATCGGTCAGCACCTGCGCGGCGACTGGTTCGTGCAGCGGGAATTCATCGGCATCAACATGAGCGCGGTGGAATTCGCGCCGCAGTTCAAGGCCTATCTCTCGGAATTCTACCCGGGCTTCACTTTCGTGTTCTGGGGCGATCCCGCCGGCGGCCAGCGCGGCCAAGCTTCCGACGTCACTCCGTTCGACGTCTTCCGGCAGCATGGAATGCTGGTGCGCCCCGCGCCGGTGCGCCAGAACGCGCAGTCGCTGCGCCAGGAAGCGGTGAACGCCGTGCTGATCCGCCGCTCCACGTCGGGCGGGCAGTCGGCGATGCTCGTGGATCCACGCTGCACGACCTACATCACCGGCATGGCGGGCGGCTATCACATGCGCCGCATCCGGGTGAGCGGCGAACGCTATGCGGAGGAGCCGGAAAAGAACCAGTACAGCCATATCTGCGAGGCCGGCGAATACATGCTCCTCGGCGGCGGCGAGGGCCGCGGCGTGACCATGGCCGGCTCGGCGCGGCCGCAGGCGACGCAGACGAAGACGCCCTACAATCCGTTCCGCCGCCAGTCCGGCGCGATCCGCTGGTGATGCATGCTCGGTCTGGTGCGGCTGCAATCTGAAAGCGAGACTGAACCGCGCCTGCCGCGGCTGTGGCTGGTCTTCTTCGGCGAGGCTTGCGGCCGCCCGTGGTGGGCGCGCGCGTTGCGGCCCGGCTTTCGTCACGTCAGCGCCGCAGCCTGGTTCGACCGCGCCGAACGATGGATTTATTTCGATCCATTGAGCAGCGGGCTGCACATCGAAATCGACACGCATGCCGGCTTCGGCAGCCGCTTCGCGCAGCTCTGGCGCGATTCCGCAGCGATCCTGCGGGTGCGCGCCGTGCCGCGGCAAGGACGGCTGCCGCCCGCCTTTTTCTGCGTCGGCGCGATGAAGGCGCTCCTTGGCACGCGCTCACGTGCGTTGTCGCCGCGCGGCCTATACCGCGATCTTCTGCGCGAAGGCGCCGAACTGGTCGAGCGCCAAGCCGCGCAGCAAGAGGCCGACATTGGCGAGTGTCGACGCGCCCCCGGCGCCACAGCCTGATCCGAAGGTCCTTGCCGAGCAGCAGGCAGAGGCGCGCCGCGCCCGCCAGGAGCGCATCGCAGCGACGCAGCAGCAGCTCGCGCTCGAGACAAGCCAGCGCAATCAGAATTTCGGCATCCGCTCGCTGCTCGGCTTCACGCCGCTGGGTGCCGGCCGCCGCGGCCTGACCTCGCTGCTCGGGAGCGGCTGATGGCCATGAAGCCTTTGCGGATCAAGGCGACTCCGCCGGCCGGCACCGCCGATCGCGAGGACCCGCTGCTCAAGGAGATGAACCGGCGTGTCGATCGCGCCAGGGCCGACCGGCAGCGGCATCAGAGCCGCATCGCCGATTGCTACAAATACGCGATGCCCTGGCGGCACAAATTCTATCAGACACCGGCCAGCTTCAACACCGTCGAGCTCGATGAGATTTTCGACGAGCTCAGCGCCGTGGTGCTGGAGGATTTTTCCGCCGACATGCTCAACACCTTCACGCCGCGCAAGAACAACTGGCTGAGCGAGCAGCCGGTCGAATATCTCGACACCGCTGCGCAGCGCATGATCGCGGAGCCGCTGAAACGGCGGGTGACGGTCATCTTCTCGGAAATGGCGCGCTCCAACCTCTACCAGGCGCTGCAGGAAGCCTACATGGACCTCGGCCCCGGAACGATGGCCATGCTGATCATGGACATCGATGCCACCAAGCCGATCCATTGCGAGGCCATTCCTGCCACCGAGCTGCTGATCACGCGCGGTTCCTACGGCTATGTCGATGGCGTATTCCGCGACAGGAGCTATCGGCGCGAGGAGATCGAATTGCTCTGGCGCGACGCCGACCTGCAGGCGCTCAGCAACGCCCAAGGCAACAAGGAAACCGAGTTCGAGGTCATCGACGGCTGCTGGCGCGACTGGAGCGACCGCGGCAACGAGACCTACCGTTACGCCGTGCAGACGCAGGGCAAGATCATCTACGAAAAGACCTGGTACGGCGCGGGCGCATGCCCCTTCATCGTGGCGCGCTGGTCGCGGGATTCGACGACGGCCTGGGGGGTAGGGCCGACCTATCGCGTGCTGCCGGCGATCAAGTCGCGCAACCACGTGCGCTATCTGGCCCTGAAAAATTACGACCGCCACGTCGATCCGGTCACGAGCTACGAAGACGACGGCGTGATCAACGTCGACAATGGCGTCGAGCCCGGCAAATGGCTGCCGCGGCTGCAGGGCTCGCAGGCGCCGGAAGTCATCGAGAGCAAGGCCCGTTTCGACGTGCAGGTTTTCGAGATGGACGAATTGGCGCAGACGATCCGCCGCGCGCACTACCAGGACCGCCCCGAGCAGATCGGCAAGACGCCGCCGAGCGCGACGCAATGGGCCGACGAGGCCGCGGAGCGGGCGCGGCGCATGGGCACCCCGGCGACCAACCTTGTCGAGGAATGGCAGTACGGCATCTACCGCCGTTTCGCCTATCTGCTCGATCAGCGCGGCGTGCTGCCGAAGGTGACGCTCGATCAACGCGTCGTAGCGCTGCAGCCGATCTCGCCGCTCTTGCGCGCGCAGGAACAGGAAGAGGTGATCCGGCTCGATCGCTTCACCGAGCTGATCGCGGCGCGATTTGGACCGCAGATCGCAATGGTGGTGGTCGATATCATCAAATACGCCCATCGCCTGGCGCAGCTGCTCGGCGTCGATCCAGACCTGTTGCGCGACGAGAACGATATCGCCGACGCGATCCAAAAGCTGCTGCCCGTGCTGCAGCACTTCGCCGGGACGGCCGGAGCCGCGGGACAGCCCGTCGCGCCGCCGGCGCTCGGGCTAGTCGGGGGACAGACGACATGAGGGGCACGCCGAATTGGGGCGAGTTCGAGCGGCCGCAAGCTGGCGCTGCGGACGAAGCCAGTCCCGAACGCGATCAGCTTGCCGTCATGGTGATGCGGGCGACCTTGGCCGGCGACGGCAAGGCTTTGCTCGCCTGGCTTCGCTCGATCACGATCGAGCGCCGCGTCCCGCCCGGCGCGCCGGACGCGGTGCTGCGCGAGCTGGAGGCGCAGCGGCGGCTTGTTTTCGAGATCGAGCGCCTCGCAGCCGAAGGGCGCGCGAGCCTCGATCGGCGCAACACGGCGGCTGCGAAAGCGTGAGCGTGCGTTGCCTCCCCGGGAAAGTCCGGGACAATTTTCGCGCACGATGAGCGAAGCACCGCCGAACCCGAACTCCAATCAGCCCCCCGCCCCCGGCGCCCCGGGCGACAGCGCGCCGTCGCGGCCGGACTGGCTGCCGGAGGCGCATTGGGACGCAGAATCGGCCGCGATCAAGCCGGAGTTCGGTCAGCACTATGCGGAGCTCGCGACTTTCCACCAGACCGAGACGCAGCGCCAGGCCGAGCTGAAGGCGCGCAAGCCCGAAGACGTCAAGATCGAGGTGAAGCTTCCCGAGGGCATCGAACTCCCGAACGGCCCCGACGGCAAGCCGCTGAAGGTCACGATCAACGAGAGCGACCCTCGCATCCCGATGGTGCGCGAGCTGGCGCTGAAGCACGGCTGGACGCAGGACCAAGTCAACGATCTCGTGGCCTTCGACGCCATCCAACAGATCAACGCGTTTAAGGCCGAACAAGCCCGCATCGCCGAGGAGACTAAGAAGCTCGGCGACAAGGCGCCCGAACGGCGCGCCGCGGTCGACAACTGGCTCAAGGGCCTGGTCGAGAAGCAGGGCATTACCCGCGAGGAATACGAAGAGGCGCGCGTGGTCGGCGCAACCGCCGCCGGCGTGTCGCTGCTCGAAAAGCTGATGGCGAAGGTGAATGGCAGCGTGCCGGGCAATCTCGAGCAGCCCAATCGCACACCAGAACCGCCTGCGAAGACGCTGGAACAGCGCATGTTCCCGAAACGATTTGCCTGAAGACGAGGTGAACTGACATGGCAACCGCGATCGGTGGCGACTGGCCCACTCTCTTGGACGTGCAGAAGCGTCTCGACCCGGATGGCGCCACGCCGGACATCGTCGAGATGCTGCAGCAGACCAACGATATGCTGCTCGACGCGCCCTGGTATGAGGGCAACCTGCCGCTCGGGCACCAGGTGACGCAGCGCACCGGCCTGCCGACGGTCTACTACCGGCGCATGAACCAGGGCGTGCCGACGTCGAAATCGACCACTGCCAACATCATCGTGCAGGCCTCCATGCTCGAGGCCATGTCGAAGATCGACGCACGCATGGTCGAGCTCAACGGCAGCGGCTGGATGATGACCGAAGAGGCGGCTTTCGCCGAGGCCATGAACCAGCAGCTCGCCGAGTCTGTCTGGTACGGCTCTTCCGTGACCACGCCAGAGGAATTCACCGGTCTTGCGGTGCAGTATTCCTCGCTCAGCGCCGTCAATGGCCGCAACATCCTCGATGCCGGCGGCGCCGGCTCCGACAACACCTCGATCTGGCTGATCACCTGGGGCCCGCGCCAGTCCTACATGATCTATCCGAAGGGCGCGAAGGGCGGCCTCGACTACGAGGATCTCGGCCGGCAGCTCGCCACGGATGACGCCGGCAACGAGTTCATGGCGATGCGTGGGCACTGGAAGATGCGCCCGGGCTTCTGCGTCGCCAACTGGCAGGCCAACGTCCGCATCGCCAACATCGACGTGTCGAACCTCACCGGCGAGACCAGCGCCGCCGACGTGCTCAAGCTGATGACCGCGGCGGTGCACAAAGTGCCCAAGGCGGTGCAGGGCGGCGGCCGCATGGCCTTCTACATGAACTCCACCGTGCTGACGATGCTCGACATCCAGGCGCAGAACAAGGCGAACGTCTATCTGACGATCGGCCAGGAAGAGGGGCAGGCGAAGGTTTCGTTCCGCGGCATCCCGATCCGGCAGAGCGATCAGCTTCTCGAAACGGAGGCGCGGGTCACCTGACCGCGAAAGGATGAATCCATGATCCTCGACCAGGAAAACACGCTTTCCGATCAGCAGGCGCTCACCGCGACCGCGATCTCGACGAACGTCATCGATCTCGGCCCGCTCGGCGGTTTCCCGACCGCCAACACGTTCCGCGACATCGGCGCCAGCGACGACGCGCTCTGGCTCTACGTGCTGGTGATGACGGCGCTCGCTTCGGCCGGTCACGCCGCGACGCTGACGGTCACGCTGGAGAGCGACGACAACACGTCGCTGTCCTCGGCGACGACGCACTGGACCAGCGGCGCGATCGCCGAGGCCTCGCTCGTCGCCGGCTACGAGGTGGTGAAGGCGCCGATCCCGCCCGGCCAATACCAGCGCTATCTCGGCGTCCGCTACACCGTGGGCACGGAGAATTTCACCTCCGGCAAGGTCTCGGCCTTCATCGCCACCGGCGTCCAAATCCTGCGCTACTACCAGAACGCCGAAAAGAACAGCATCTCCTGAGGGTGAGCATGGCCAAGTACGAAGTGCTGGATAAGGTTTGGCTCGACCGCGGACGCGGGCCTGAGCTGATCAAGGCGGGCGAGCTCGTCTATGACGGCTGGCCCAACGCGCAGCTGAAGCCGCTCGACGCGGAGGCGAAAGCCAACGTCAAGCTGCTCGAGGAAGCGCGCCAGCGCCACGGCTCCAGGCTGCCAGCGACCCCCGCCGATTACCGCGAGCAGGAAAAGGCGCGGATCGCCGCCGAGAAAGCGGCCGCCAAACAGGGCAAGGGCAAGCCTGAGGGCGAGCAACAGAAAGCCGCCTAGCGGAAGGAAACCACATGCCGAGCTGGGTATATTCACCAAAGAGCTTCGAGGACATCGACGCCGAGCTTTCCGGAGCGGCCGGCGTCCCCTCTTTCCCCGCCGCCGCGCCCGCCGCCGATGGCACCTCGCTCGCCGAGGTGCTGCGCTATCTGAGCGAGCGGCAGATTGCCCGCATCGCCTCCAAGGCGATCGCCAATGCGGCGACCGCGCTCACCACCGGGCTATCGCCGGTCACGCTCTTCACCGTCACGGGCGACGTCCTGGCGCGCGTCTTCGCCACAATCCAGACCGGGCTGGCCTCGACCTCGAGCACCGGCACGCTCGCGGTCGGCGTGACCGGCAACACCGCCGTGCTGCTGCCTGCCACCACGGCGGATGGCACCAATTTTCCGACCGGCAGCGCCTGGACCGGCGACAACTCGCCGACCGTCAAGGCCGAGGCGCTTTCCAGCGCCGCGCTGAACTGGACCTTGATCGCAGGCGGCGCCGACATCATCGCCACCATCGCGACGAATTCGATGACCGCCGGCGCGCTCACCTTCTATTGCCAATACGTCCCGCTGTCCGCCGACGGCGCGGTGGCGGCGGCATAGTTTCTCCCGCGCGTGACGTTGACGCCAACTCGGCCGCCTTCGGGCGGCCGTTTCTTTTCGTGCGTTGGAAGCGGGCGCGCCGAAGCCGCATGGTCGCCGGCATGCAGCTCGTCGCTTCCCGCGTGACCAACAGCGTGACCGGCGCGGTCGCTCGCGGCTATGTCGAGCCTCCCGAGAGCATCGGGAGCCCGGCGGATGCCCCTGCGACTGCGGTCACCGATCGCGTGTCGCTGTTCGCGCTGGCCAAGGGCATCCTGGCTGCGCTCGGCGTCTCGGCTGGAGACGGCACGGCCGTTCTCGCTCCGCATCCGCAAGCCTATTTCGATCCGCTGGCGTCGCTCGGAAAACCTGACGATGCCGCGGCCGGCGATTCGCAGCCGCATTCGGCGATCGCGCTGTTGAAGGGCATTCTCGCCCGGGCCGGCGTCTGATGGCGCTGACCCCGAAATTCCGCGACTGGCTGCGCACGCTGGGCGCCCCCGAGGATCCGCAGGCGACGGACTCCACCTCGAGCTGGTCGGCCATGTCCCTGCTGAAGGCGATTTTCGCGCGCATCAACGATGGCACGCTCGCGAGCGGCATGACCGCGGGCGTGGATGCCAGCGTGAAGACGGCGCTCGCCGCGGCCATGGCTCAGGGCAATGCACTTGTCACGCGCATGCGCGTTTTGGCGAACAAGGCCACGACGACGGTGACGCAAACAGAGGCGCTGTCGGCCTATGTGAAGGGCCTGGTCGCTCTTTGCGCCGGCTATATGCGGGCGGCGCGCGCCTCGAAAAATGCTGCCGCCGCTTCCGCGACGACCAGCGCGACGAATGCCGCAGCCACGGCCGCGGATGCCGCGACGACGGCCGCACAAGCCTCGATCGCGATCGAGGCGAATAACTTTGCCGCCGGCAGCGCGCTCCAAGGCCAGCGCACCAAAGCGTTCATGAACCGCGCCAGTATCGCCGCCACGCAGGCGGAGGGCGTCGCCTCCTACATCAAGGGCCTCGTCGCTCTGGTCGCGGCTTACATGCGGGCTGCGCGGGCAAGCAAAGTCGCTGCAGCCGCATCGGCCACAGCTACCGCTGCCGATGTCATTTCCACAGCGGCCGACGTGAGCACGACGTCCGCGCAGGCTGCGCTTGCGGTTGCGGCCAACAGCTTCACCGCGGGCATGGCTCTGTTCGGCCAGCGCGTGAAGAAAGATCGTATCGCCGCCGCCGCGTCTGCCGCAGCGGCCGCCTCTGCAGCCGGATCGGTGCCTGCGAGCGAATCTCTGCCGCTTCCGATCCAGATTTTTTCCTGAGCTAGGAGAACCGAAATGGCGACCTATTCGAAAATCCAGCTTACCGGCGGCACGACCGGCAAGAACATCAAGGTGGCGGCTACGGCCTCGCCCGGCACCACGATCCACACCGCGCATGCGACCGCGATCGACGAGATCTGGATGTGGGCGGTGAACAGCGACACCACGGACCGGAAGATCACGGTCGAGTTCGGCGGCACGACGGCGCCCGACGACACGATCGAGATGACCATCCCGGCCGAGGATGGGCCATATCTCGTCGTGCCCGGCTGGACTCTCACCAACTCCCTGGTCCTTAAGGTGTGGGCGGCGACGGCGAATGTCATCCTCATCAACGGTTACGTGAATCGGATCTCGTAATGGTGGAGCGCATCGCCGGCCCCGCGAAGCGCCGTTACAAGATCAGCTCGTTCATCAAGGGCCTGCTCGACGACGTGGATGCGGCGACAGCCGCGGCGACGCTCGCGGTTGCCAAGCTCGGCGGCGGCCAGAACCTCACCGGCGGCTTCACAGCGACGTCGGGGAATAATGGCACTATCTCCTCCGGCACATTCACGCCCGATGCGCAGACCGGCGGCAACATTCAGCATTACACCAACAATGGCGCGCACACGCTGGCGCCCCCTGCCAGCGCCTGCAGCATCATCCTCGATCAGACTAACGGCGCGAGCGCTGGCGCGGTGACGCGCAGCGGCTTCACCAAGGTGACCGGGGATTCGCTCACCACGACCAGCGGGAACAAGTTCCGGCACTTCATCACCGTCGGCAACGGCGGCTCGCATTGCCACACGCAGGCCTTGCAATGAGCATCATCGGTTACGGCCTTGTCGAGCTCGGTAGCGGCACGCGCATCGCCGTCGTCGGCAGCCTGCCGGCGCGGATCACGGTCGCCGACGTCGGCGTGTGCGATTTCGACCAGGCCGGACAGGTCATGCCCGACAGCGAGAAGCCGACGCACAAGCTCGTCGAAAGGGTGCTGGATAACGAGCCGCCGGCCGAGCCGTACCGGATCGTCGGGGAAAGCGAGAAATTCGACGGCGATGTACTCCACGTCACGAGAGACTACGAGCTGCTGCCGGCCGAGCGTCGGCTCGTGTCCAAGGCGACGATCGTCGATCGGCTGCAGGCTGCCGGAAAGCTCGACGCGGCGCGCGCGGCGCTCGACGCCCAGGACCTTTACACGCGCGAGCGCTGGAACAGCCGAAGCGCGATCTATGCCGACGACGTGACCGCTATCGCGCTGCTGCAAGCGATCGGCGCCGATCCCGCGGTGATTCTCGCTCCGGAGGAGTGATGACCTTCCCGTTCCCGTTCGTGCCGCCGAGCACGCCGGCGGCGGACCTTCTGATCGTGCTTTTCTCGCAGCGCGACACGACGAACGGCGCGGCATCGTGGCCGGGGGGCTGGACTCAGCTTTTCGCTGTGGTCAACAGCAACATCGTGGGTGAGGCCTATTATCTCGTCGATACCGGCGTCGGCTCCACGATCACGGTCACCACGACCGCCGCCGCGCAGAGCGCACACGTGTCGCTGCGGATCAAGGGCTATACCGGCGTTCCGGAGCAAGCGAACAGCGGCGCGGCGGCGGCCAGCGCCGACATGGACCCGCCGTCGCTGAGCCCGTCCACCGGTAACGATGCATATCTGTTTGTCGCTTCCGCTGCCTGGAACCAGGACAACAACACCAACGATGCGACGGCGCCGGCGGGCTACACCGCGCTGACGCAGCAGCATAGCGCCAACAATCAGGCCTCGCAGGCGTCCGGCTGGAAACAGGCGACCGCGGCTTCCGAGGATCCGGCGGCCTGGGTCTATACCTCGTCTCGGCGCTATGTCGCCTCGACGATTTCGGTCCGCGGTACCGGCGGGTCGGCGCCGACGGTGAACAACACGACCGGCGGGGTGCAATCCTCGACCGTCACGTCCCACACGATCAATATTCCGGCCGCGCTCTAAGAGTCGCGATCGCGCCGGTCGTACCAGCCGCGGGTGATGATCGTGAGCGTTGTGCCGGCGTCGCTGGCACTAAGGCGACTGCGGATTCGGCCGCTCGTGTCGGTGAACACGCGGCGGTTCGAGGTCGGAATATAAGCCGTGGGGAGGCCGTGACTGCTCGATAAATCGAAGAGCGCGGACGACGGCGTGCTGTCGGTCTCGGAAAGCGCGGTGATCAGCACATAGGGATCGGCAGTCGACGTGCTGTTGACGCCGGCGTCGACGATCGCCTCGACGGCGATCCCCGTGGGCACGTCGAGCGTTCTGGACACCGCGGCCGTGCCAGGATTGGCCGCGCTGACCGACTGCACGGGGACCTTGCGGCTGAACTTGTCGCCGATATGGACGAATCCGGCGATCGCTGCGCTTTCCCGCAGGATCGAGCCGATCCGCCGGAAGGCAGTATAGCCGCCGATCTTGCGCAGCTCGCCGAGCACGCTTGGGGTGTCCGCTGCATTATGCAGAAGCAGCGCGTCCGGCAGGCCGGAGCCGCCGATGGCGAAGACATGCCACGTGCCGTTGGCGATCGCGGCGCTCGAGCGGCCGCCGGAGCGGTCGCTGCGGCCGGCGTTCTCGGGGGCCCAGGACACGTCGAGCTGCTTGATCATGGTGCGCGAGAATTCGATGTCGCGCTGATGCCGGGTCAGCGTGGATGGCGCATTGTCGAAGCTAAAGGCCATGTTCACGGTGGAGCGGCAGCATCCCGGCGCCACCGAGATGTCGTTCACCGCGTCCGTGGTGTCATTGGCGATCGTGAGCCCGTCGATATAGCCGCGCGGCAGAACGCCATGGCGACCGTTCTCCAGGACCCGCAGGAGCTCGGAGCCGCCCGGGAAGCCAGACAGGAAGGTCATCAATAGTCTCCGAGCACGACCGCGATGTTGAAGGTCTCGGCGTTATGCGTGGAGAATTTCAGGGCCCGGCCGGAACCCAGGAACAACTCGTTTTCCGGGCGGGAACAGTCGATCCAATCCATGAAGACGGCGATCGAGGTCGAGGGCGTGATGGCCGCGACCAGCCGCTCCTTCCACAGGCGATAGGACGTGCCGTCGAAGAGGAAGGCGCGGATCACACCTGCCGTAGTCGTACCGACCGCCGTGACGTCGATGCGCTTCAGCGCCGAACCATTGGCCCCGGCACTCACGGCCGTGGATAGGGTGCCGGAGCCGTCGCGATTGGTATTGGCGGTGGAGACCTGCACGATTTCGGTGCGCGGGGCTTGTACGAAGATCGGCGTGTTGGTGACGGCCATGCGCGGCTCCTCAGCGGAAGAATTGCCAGTTGGCGAGCCCGGTATAGGAGCTCTGATCGGTGACCCCTAAGGCGGCCCGCGCCGCGGCCGCAGTGGTGGCAGCAAGCACGGTCGCCATGAAGGTCGAGGCCGGGTAGTTGGCCGGATCGGCCGCGGCGATCGGCTGCCCGTCGGCGTCGAAGGCGAGATAAGCGAGCGCCCGGGCTGCGGCCGCGGGCAGGTCCTGCAGATCGTCGGCGTCGCTATCGGGCTGATGCAGGCCGCGCAGGCGGTCATTGTCGACCTGCTGCAGCATGGCGACGATCT